CCGCTGTGACTATGTGATGCACTGTAGTAGCGTATTCAATGCGGCCATGTAAAAAAGCCCAAGGGTCTAAACCTTGATACCTTGCTATTATGACCTTACGCAATGCTTGCCACCTGCTCCCTTTATACAGCGCCCTTGTTCCCGTCGGTTGGGGGTAGTCCCTTTTAAAATTACACCCGCATTTCTTTCCCGCTTCGTATCTTTGTCCACAATGCGGGCATCTTTTATATATCATCTTTGTACCTCCACTTTTATACAACAAAAGCGCCCTTGCTCATAGGGCGCTTTCATCTTTCACAAAACATAAAGGGGGGAAACATGTAACTCAGTAAAAAAGAAAAAAGGTAGTCAAAGCTTTGCTTCTTTGACGTCTACAGTATAGCACTGTCAAGAGGTGCATTGCGATGTCCTAGTAAAAAAGAAGCAAGGTTTATTCTTGCTTCTTAAGTCTTTCTTACACCTCTATAAGCTTTTTTGATACTTCTGCGATTGTACTCTCAAGTTTTGTCATATGCTTGTCAAGTCTCTCTTTTGTCCTTTCAAGTTTCTTTTCTGCTTTAGCCTTCTCTTCCCCGTCAAGTACTTTTATATCTTCAGTCAGTTCCTTGATTATTTTTTTTGAAAGTGGAATTCTTTCTGTAAGCTCCCAAATCGCATTGGCATATATAGTCAAGCAAGGAATTCCTTCCTTCTCTGCGAACCATCTTTGAATATTTCCTTCAGTGTCTACTACTGACTTCGGCACATATACTTCTGAGATTATATTTGTATCTGCCACTTTTTTATACTTTAGTAAATATGATTTTTCGCTGTAGTCTTGCAAGAACTTTCTGTAATCTATAAATAATGTTGTTTCCTTGCTATACTCTTCTCTTCTTAAAACTTCCATCTTTGTTCCCCTTTCATGTTGGAGGTTTTTGTTTACCTCTCTTAACTGTCTTTATTATATCACGCATTGCGTATTATGTCAACACTTTTTAAACGAAATTTTATTTATTTTCAAGCTCTATAATTCTGCACATCATATCAACTATATAGCTTCTTACTTCCCTTTTCCCGTACTCCCAATCCTGTATAGTACGGAGCGGGATTCCAAACCTTTCCGCAAATTTCGCCTGTGACAATCCCAGCTCTTTTCTTAATTCTTTCAATCTCTCTTTACTATCCACAATACCTCTTCTTCTTTCTGCAAGCCACCTTTCGGCGGCTTGCGTTTTTTGTCGTCTTATTCGACTTCCTCTACTACTGCGTTCATTAGTCTTTCAAAGACTTCAGGGTTTTCGTCGTATCCTTCTACTGTCTTAAGGCCTTCGATATCCTCGTCACTTAGTCGATACATATCAACTACCAATGTTACTCTGTCGTCCATCATCATGTAGAATTTATTATCTACTTCACTCATCTCTACGCTGTTTACCATGTTAACTGTGTACTTCTTCATTTTGTATCCTCCAAAATTTGTTTTTTCTTTTGTACTCCTGTACCTCTCTTAACTGTCTTTATTATATCACGCATTGCGTATTATGTCAACACTTTTTAAATATTTTTTTGAGGAAAATAAAAAAGTTGTCGATATAATATCAACAACTTTTTTCAATCTTTTATATGCAGTGTCTTTTTTCAAAATCCTGCAATGCTCTTTTATGTAGTACTAAAGTCCATCTTTTTTCATATCCAAGTTTGTCTGCAATATCGCTAAAACTTGCGCCTTTCATGTATCGCATAATTAAAAGAATCTTATAGCGATCGTCTTCAATATCGTCTATCTCTTCTTCTATCTTACGATAAAGAGATGTGTATCTGCTTGCCTGCTCCTCAATTTCTTCTCTAAGTTCCGCCATTTTTATAATAATGTTCTGTGTCTTAGTGTTATCGGGGCTTGTTTCGACTTTGCAATCGTTCAAAGCACTTGTGACCTTTGTGGCAAGTGCCATAAGTCGCTCGCGTTCGGTAGTCTTTAATTGTATGAGCTTTTCAATGCTCATAAGCTGATTAAGATATTCTTTTGCAGTCATTTGTCACCTTTCCGAATATGCTTAAGTGCGCTCTCATAAACGCTATGTAGATTAAGTTTGCTCTTATAAACGCTAGGCAGCTAAACTTGCCATCTATAGTGTATTTTTCTCTGAGTTTTAGCCAATCTCTCTCGGCCTGTTCTTTTTCCTGCTTTTCGGCGCTTTCATTTGCTTTTTCAATAATTTCTGATACGAAAATGTCGTCATACATATATCTAGTAGCCTTGAAATTTGAAAAAAGTATGTCTTTTCCTACGTAGTCATGACAGCGCCCTTTTTCTTTTAGCAGCTCTTGATTTACTTTCGCATTTTTTCGCTTATTTGTGCATACCTTCCACCTGCTTGTCTGATATGCGCAAGTATCGCAATTTTTATTCATTTTTCATCACCCTAATTCAGATATGAACCGAATTTATATAATCTTTCGTAAGATATTCCATTTTCGTCTTTTGCTGGAGTGTATTCCATCCATTTTAATAATTTATCGCCTGATAACTCATAATCTCCATCGTGATAATTTATGAATCTATCAGATGAACTGTCTATCATCTCGAAGCTCCCATCTTCGTACATTATATCTATACACTCATCTCCTGATAAGACGCAAACCGATATGCTTGCTACTTTCCTACCTTTTGTGTCCACTTCTATAGCCTTATCATTATAGTCATAAATATTAAATTTCATTTTTATTACCTTCTTTCCCACTCTTGACATGTCATCAAGTTGCCATCTATATAATTCCCGCATTCACCACTTCTTGAGCAAATGCATATGCCTGTACGCCCATACTGCTCTTCGTACCACTTACAATGTTTACATATCCATCCCTTCGCAATGTCTTTGTCCTTTTCCGCCTTAATTCTTCTCATCTGCCTCTTCAGCTTTTTATCGACTATAAGCGATACCATCGTTTTGTCGCTTTCATCATCAAGCAGTTGCGCAATCATAATATGCACATCTGCTATTTCTTCCAAAACCGCCCTTGAATGGCTTTCTTTGCCCTCAAGGATGTCTTTTTGTAGTGCTACAATCAACTCTGCAAGTTCTTCAATCGTCTTAGACTTTTGATGTATCATGCCATAGTGCCTTAATATCTGCCTTGCCAATCCCTCAATCATCCCAACTCCTTTTCAAGCGCTGCAACTATATACTCAACTCTTTTCGCGCCTAGGCCTTTTATTCCAAACAAAATTTCACTAATTTTAGATATATCTATGCCCGGCACTGACTCTGTGCCGGCTTTAAAGCCGTCCATGTAAGCGTTTTTATAAACGTTTTGCAAGTATACATTCATTTGATTGTGGTCCATCTTTTTGATATCCTGATATTGTTTTCTGTTTATCACTATATCTTTTTGTGTCACCATTTAGTCCTCCTCTATCTTATCAAGCGTGCCCGACTGCACCAGCGCTGTCGCTTCAATCACTATACTCATAAGCACCATATCAAGCTCACTCCAATTTATGCCTTTTTTCTGACCTGCGGTCTTCTGTGTAGTCATAGCTATAAGCTTGTAAACATATTCTTTTAGCGCTGGTATATTTGCCTTCTGCCCCTTATCCATAAGAAACTGCCACATGAAATCTTTTAGTATCCCTTTTTAATTTGGTCTAACTCAAAACTAATTTTACTAAGTAACTCCCAAACCTTTTTAGCCTTCTCTTTTGCCATCTTTCACCTCTCTAAAATATTGTATTTAATACTTTTTATGTATTTATATACATTGTCCTTTTATCTCTCCGCTCGCTCCCATTTCAAGTACATCTATGCCCATTTCTTCAGCAAGACTTTTCTCCATGCACGCACCTTTCGACTGCTGCCAGCCTTCAAGCATGACCATCTTGTCCGCCATGCCGACTAGGGCAAAGCACAAAGTCATATACTCTTCATGACTACCGCCCGGCAGCATGTTGCCCATCCACATCGGATTTATTACCTCGTCATTTTTAAAAATATCCCTCACTTGATTTTCAGCCTTTAGAAAATTTAAGTGATAATTTTCAACGCCTGTAATCGGTCCTGATAGATATATTCGCATTGTTACTCCTTTCAATTCGCTTTATATGCCCCTAATTTTAGCTACAGTATGCCTAGAACGCATTTTTATTGCCTTAGTGATACTTTTATCCACTCCGCTATAAAAACGCCATATAACGTATTTTGTAACGCCATTTAATTTTATAATATTAAATTTTATTTAAAGTTCTTTGAGTTGCACCTCTACTCTTGCCGTCTCTGCGTAAGCTTTGTAGACCAAAAGCAAGCTCACTTGTGCATCGTCTGTGTAGGCCACTCCGTTAAGTGCATCTAATATGCTTTTAGCCAAATTGTCAGCATCTACCTTTTTTGTGTAGCCGATTTCTCCGCTAAGCATCTTTTGCCTTTGTTTTTTGCTTGTCGCCTTCGGTGGCTCAAAATATCCGCGTATAGTCGCACCAATCGCACCTTCCAGCTTCTTTCCGCCTGCTGCTATGTATGACTCTTTTACAAGTCTTTCATACTCTGCGGTTTGTCTTGGAGTGTATGTCCTTACCGCCGTGCCTTGTCTTGAAAAACGCGGTCTTTGCTTCCCTAAAGGCTTGCCCGGCACTGTAAAGGCTATATATCTTTTATCATCCACTTGCTACTCCTTTTAGTTGCTCCATAAATGCCTTTTGCATATCCGCATCTATGTCGTCATTTCTTTGCTCAAAGTTATTGAATTTTGTACCTGTAGGCTTTGCAGCAGATGCACTTGCAGGCTTGTACTTATCCTGTTCTCTTGACAACCACGCGTTTACAAAGCGTTTCATACCTGCTTTCGTTTTTCGCTTTGTAGGATTAGCGTCTGACCATCCCACTATCTTTCGCATCTCTTGAGCGATATCTACCGACGGATACAAGCTCTTGTACAAGTCTATATCCGCTTGAAAGAAGGGATAACCTTCTCCGGTGTTGGTGGGTATCTCAAATATTGCCTGCTCTTTTTCATCTGTCGCCTGCTTTTCTTTTTTTGGCTCCGCGCCCGCAGATATAATATATTCGGATTCGGATTCGGATTCGGATTCAGGCGGCAGTTCGCCGCAAGTCGCCGCAAGTCGCCGCGAATTAACATTTGTTACTTCTTTTTGTGGCTCATCTATCAGCTTAAGAAGATCATCAAAGCTCAATCTTTTCTTCAAGGCGTTACACTTAGGGCATATAAGTTTTAAATTTTTATCATTTACCTCCCCACCGTTTTCAAGCGGCACTTTGTAATCAAAATGAAAAGCACCTGCGCA